CACAATACTTTAAAAAGTCTTGCTAAAGGCGCTATAGATCGTGGTCGTACAGGGCTTTCTTATAAAGACTATAACAGGGACGCTGGCTCTAAGCTTGGATACAGTATGGAAACACCCACAGATATTGTAACTGATCCTTTTCAAGCTTTGAAATTTACTTTAGGTAAAGCAGAAATAGTTAGGGATGGTGATCGTGTTGTTGTTGCTGATGAATTTGATTTTAATAGCCCTGAAAATATTTCAGAAAAATCTTTAGTAGATAAAATTAAGTTCTTGGCAGATAGAACAGGTCAATATTTTGCGGATGATATTTCTGCATATGGTCTAGCGCACTCTGTTGGAGAAGTCTTTAATCCTCCTGCGAGTGGCCCGTCATTTAGAATTGGTTTAGGAAACGCAAAAGATTTAGGAATAACTCGTGAACAGTTTGATAATTTACCTACTCTAGCCGAATACAGTGATCGTTATGAGGGCCGAATAAAACAGCGTATGGCAAAGGGCGGCAAGATAGACAAAAAGAAGATGGCCTGCAACAAGCCTAAGCGCACAGCCAGCCATCCTAAAAAGTCTCATGTTGTCAAAGCCTGCAAAGACGGTAAAGAAAAAATAATCCGCTTTGGTGAGCAAGGCGCTAAGACTGCTGGTAAGCCAAAGGCTGGTGAGTCCAAGCGCATGAAAGCCAAGCGCAAGAGCTTCAAAGCCCGTCACAGAAAGAACATCAAGCGTGGCAATATGTCAGCGGCTTACTGGGCTGATAAGGTCAAGTGGTAACGATACACAAAGTTGTATGGCACGATGCCTCTGGAGGTGCTAACACAGGCTGGAGAGACATTAGCGAACTGAAACAAATCACAACCGCCATAGCAGTTTCATGCGGAATAATAATACACGAGGACGATGACATAATAATTATATGTCCTCATATGCTTTTAGAAGATGGTAAGCCTGTACAGGGTGATGCAGAACTAGCAATCCCAAAGGCTTGGATAATTTCAAATGAGAAGATGTTAGGCTTTCCACCGGGAGATTAAAATGACTGTAGATATAAAAAAACTAGAAAGAAAAATGACGCCGCAAGCAAAACCAGCAACGATTCCGGGAAAAGTTGTAGATGCGCTTGTTGGCGCGGTAGCACCGACGGGGATAGGTCTTCTTAATACTGCGGCCTCATGGAGTCCAAGCCATAGCTCAGTAGGAGAATGGGTTGAACAAAACATAACCGGTTCGGCAGTTTCATCATCCTCTTCTACAAGCCCTAGTACACCAAAATCACCTAGAACAAAAGCTCAACAGGAAGGAGATCGTCAATTTGCCCTAGATATTGCAAAAAATACGCGGGACACTTCAGCATTAGAAAAGCTTTCGTCAGCTAATCCTAACATTGCTCGCGGAGACTTTGATCGTACAGCTAGAGCTAAAGGCGGTGTAGTTTCTTATAAGTCTATATCAGATATGGAACATGGCTAATGCAAAGTATTTTTGATTTGGATCGTGACCCTTTTAAGAAGGGTGGCAAAGCAAAAAAGAAAAGTAAAGTTAACGAAGCAGGTAACTACACTAAGCCGACAATGCGTAAGAATCTTTTTAACAAGATTAAAGCGGGTAGCAAAGGTGGTAAGCCGGGGCAGTGGTCTGCACGTAAAGCACAGATGCTTGCTAAACAATACAAAGAAAATGGCGGCGGTTATACATGAAAAAATCTCAACAATCTTTAGCAGATTGGACAAAAGAAGATTGGGGTACTAAGTCTGGTAAGCCTTCAACACAGGGGCCAAAGGCTACGGGAGAACGCTATCTTCCTAAGAGTGCTAGGGATTCTTTATCCTCAGCAGAGTATAGTGCTACTTCCGCAAAGAAAAAAGAAGATACAAAAAAAGGCAAGCAATTTTCAAAGCAACCTAAAAAGATTGCAAAGAAAACTGCTCGCCACAGGGCTAATACAGGCGGTCTAATTACATCTGCAATGGATGTCAGCAAACCCTGTTAATAGCATCTATCTCTGACTCTAATTTAACGTGTATATCCCCCGTAATTTCTTTAAAGGATCTAATAGCCGCACGAATTAATACTTGAGCTTCTTCTTCCTTGAAGGCTTTGGGTATATGTTCATCCGGTAATTCAGTTTGCTCAGTCATTATCAAGCCTTCTGAATCTACTAGTACACGGAAGCCTATTATTGTTGCATCTTTTAACGACATCAGAGTTCGCAAGCCCCGCCAACACAGGCTAGTGTTTGCGCTCCTTCAGTGAAGTCATCTGCTTCATTAAGATCCCAACCAAAGGCTGTCGGAAAATCTTTTACCATTTCAGCATATTCATCTTCTGTGATCTGCTCATATGGGGCTTGAGCATAAGTGTGGTTGTCATAAGGTAAGAAACTAATACCAGAGATTGTATCAAAGTTATTATATACCCAATTACCAATCTGAAGGAAGTCAGAGTCCCGATAGTACACAGTAATGCTGGGCTTATGTTCACACCAGTGTTCTTGATATGCGGCCCATAGCTCTAGCTGTTCCATTCCTGTCTGCTCTGAGGCGAACACAGCGCCTTCTGGAGCCTTCTTAGGAAAGGAGAATACCTTAGTACTAGGTGAGAAGTTATCCATCTCACAAGGCACTCCAGCGTCTTCTAAGACAGCACACAGAGGGTCACGCATGTCTGCTCTAACACGACGAATATAGAAAGGGGCATAGCGTCCGTGTATGCCTGACGCAGAATCTACCATCTGGGAAACAGTTCCGCTAGGTTTAACGCAAGTTATAGCTGTACTCTGAGGAATACCTAAGCGTTCTGCCCAGATCTTATTAGTCTCTATAGCCTCATCACGCAGGGTTGTCAGAAGCTTATCAAGATTCTTGTTCTCTAAAGTTGTCAGAGGATTGTCAAGTATGCCGGTAAGACTAACGCCCAACAAAGATTCTTCTTCTGTATTAGTTTTCCAAATACCTCTCAGGTAGCGGAAGTTCGTGAGCGTGGCTTGGAGAGTACCCAAGATAGTCGCAATTCGTACTTTTCTCCGAAGAGTGTTAAGTGTATCTTGCGGTCTGATGACAACTTCTGAAAGGTTGCAGAATTGATTTGGTCTAAGGATGATTTCACTGCATGGGTTCGTTCCGAAATCTCGTTCACTATCTCGTCTACCGTTTCTTCCAGCTTGTTTTTTACTTGCCGCACGGCTGAATATTCCTCGTTCTCCGCTTTGTGATTCATGTAAGCTACTCCATTCTGCACTAAATAAATTAAAGGAAGGCTTGCTGGTATAGCAGGCGCTGTTATTTGCAAGGCCACGCTGTGGTTCTGTATTGTACCAAGCACCGTGCTTTGCTTGTCGGATATTATCATCCTGAAGATCTGAGAGGCTAATTAACGCACTACGCCTAACCCCCCCTACAACAACTATTTGAGCGATTTTACAGCAAAGATCGTGGCATTCAAGGGACGTAAGCTTTCGTCCAGCCGCCCCCGTAAATAATCTAACTGTAAATTTGAAGAGGTCGATAAGAGGTTCTGGGCCGCTTGCTCTACCTCCAAAAGTTTTGAGCGAGGAACCCGCAGGTCGAACTCTAGTTGTATCCCATTCTGGTATTTGACCTGAATACAACAACGATACCAATTCCCTAAACGATTTCGCCCATCCAATTTTTGAATCCGGTACGTGTATGACTGTATCTGTTGCATGGAAATCCTCTGCGATCTCTGGAAGTTTAGAAACGTATTGTTCTTCTACGCTATAACCAACACCTGTACCACACATAAGAACATACATCATTTCATCAAAGCAACGTGGGCTATCAATAGCAAGATAACTACAATTAAACCCTGCTACATTATCACGATCTAAAGCTTCACCAGCCGTCATCAAAGCCCTCATAGACGGCATGACTTCAAGATCGTGGATAGCTTTAAATATTTCTACACGCTCATCATCATTAAGTTTATCGCCCCAATATTTAATGTAGCGCGTTATTGTTTCTTTCCATGTTTCTCTACGCTCCTCACTTGGAAGGTATCGTGCGTAACGACTTTTGTGTATGTATTCTTGATAGGCGTCCAATGTTATTCCTCCATCTCGTCAATATTATTTAGGTCATTTACATTTAGTTTATATTTATTTCTTTTCTTTATTGGTTTATATTTACCGTCTACTTTTTCTTCGTGCTTTTTTCTTTTGTGACGACTAAATTTTTCTAGGCGCTCCTGCTTTCGATCATTCATCATCACCTATGATCTCCCTCTTTGAAACATCTATCCAGCTTTCTGGAATACTATCTTCAGAAAACCATCTAAAACCTTTAGAAGAAGCCCACTCAGAATGGTTACGTCTTGTACCATCCTTACGGCGCTTTGCTTGTGGCATCGGAGCATTGGGATCTGCAAATAAAAACACTAGCTCTATGTCTTCTGGTAAAGCTTTAGCAATCCACACATACTTATTATATTCTTGATGATCCCAGAAGCGGCCTTTAGCTTCAAGATATATCTTCTTGCCGTCTACTGTGCGGATGAAGTCTGGATGATAAGTATGCTCGACAATATATTCTGCCTTTTCAGAATGAATCTTCCAATCATTGAGGATGCCTGAGTGTAACTCATACTCCCAATTAGAATCGTATCCACGGACAGGTGCTTTATCGACAGGCCGTTTGACACGCGCCTTTCTATATCCTTTTTTTATTTTTGGTTTCAATGTAATGTTGGTATCCCTTCAAAATGTAAATGTAATATAGTATACAACTCAAACAAAAGATCATCATCTATTGTTTCTTCGTCTGCTAACTGCTTGGCGCAGAAAAAAATCAAAGCCTCTATTGTTAGCACTTTCATTTTAAGTCATTCATGCAATAACTGTCTAGCTTTTTCTGTGGGTTTTGTCTTAGCTTTCTTTTTAATTTACGCTTAACCCAACGTGGCGAAAATACAGAATTTAAAATGGTCTGTTTGCTCCAGTAATAGGCATTCTCAGGAACATATTCTTTGTAGTTTTTGCGTACAATCTGGGAGGCTTGCTCTTCCGATATAACACTACTGAGCCATTCAAGAAAGATGTCAATTGTTTTTTGATTTATTTTTTTAGAAAGGCGTCGATTCATTAAACACCTCCTCAACTCTTGGCGCAACCTCTACGTGGGTCAGGTACGTCGGCCCATTAGAATATTTAAAAACTCTAAGCCCTGTACCGTTGTTAGCATCTTTGTAGCATTCAAACTTATAAGCACAGTAATTACAGTTGCGATGTATTTTCATATTACCTTTCTTGCCTTCTGGCACAGACTCATAGCATCGTGGTGGAGGCGTAGCCAACTTCAAGGCTTTCTTTACAGTTTGTATTTGTTGGTTAATAGCAGGCTTGTCAAGCTCTTCTGGGCGATAAAGACATAGCTCCCCGCTCTCTTTGTTAATAACAAGGAAGCCTCCCTCAGAAGACTTCTCAGCCTCCTCATAGCCTGCAAGCTGTGACATATATCCGAAAGGATCGTCTTCGGCTAGGCGACCCTCACGGAATTTATTAAATGCAAACTTAGATGCAGTCTTTACATCAACCACTTCACCATCAATCTTACAATCAATGTGGCCTTTAATACCTTTGACTGTAATTTCTTTTTGCTCATCAGTGACATTGTGTCCTGCGGCACGAACAAGCATCAAAAGAATTTCTTCTAGGATGTGACCGTAAAGAAACTTTATCTGTAAAGATGGGTGAGGTGTTGTGCTTTCTGTGGGTATATTCTGCTCATACCAAAGCTGTCTGGCAGGCCGACCAACATTAGACATACGCAGAGAGAACTCTGAGTTTCTTTCTGATGGTCTAGCCCAAGCCAGAAGGGAATCTTTGATACGTGATGCGGTCATGTCCAGATCTTCATCTGATAAATTAAATGCTTTACCTTCAAATAATTTACCAAGCTGT